TCGTTCTCATCGCTCTCACAACCTGCATCATTTTCGTCCCCTTTACCTCGCTCACTTACCTATTTCCTTTCATTTGTGTAACTACACTTGTATATTTCCCTCTTGACATTTTTGTGATTTTGTAGTAAGTTCGTCTGTATGCGCAATCCAATTCCAGCAATAGAAAAGGCGATTGACCGCGATTTTTTAGCCCTGTTGTTGGCTAAGAATAGGGTTGGAGCGTGCCGTCCAGTGCATGAGGTGCTTTATGCACACGCTATTCCTGTATCTGAATATGAAGAATTAACTGCCGATCCTTCTTTTGAAGCGTTAGTAAGTAAATACGTTAAGCAATTAAATGATGAGGGGTTTGGCGTAGAACAAAAGGCTGCCGTGCTTCATGAGATGGGTTTACCCATCGTATTCGATATTCTTCGTGATCCAGAGCAGCCGGCGATGGCTCGTTTGCGCGCGCATGAGATGCTTGGGGATATTGCTGGCAAGTCAAAATCTCGTAAACTGTTGCCTGAAGTTAAAGCGCAACCTAGTGGTTATCAGTTAGTCATAAACATTACCCCTGCAGCCAAACCAGAGACTTATAATGGTATGGTAATAGAAAACAAAGAGGATGTAGTAAAAGTATTAAGCGAACCAAACATCGATGGCGACGTTTAACGCAATTCCATCTACTGTTCCCTACATTTTATCAGATAAATTTATTTCATTGATCGTTGGCCCAGTCGGGTGCATACATGGCGATACTTTGATTATCACTGAATATGGCGCATTGCCTATTTCGGTGATATATAAACCAATGTATGTTTTATCGTGGGATGCTGCGCGTAAAGATACCTGCTTTTCTTTAGCTAGTCCTTCATTCATAAAAGGTAATGATTATTTATATAATGTAGTTACCAGTAATGGCAGTTTTGTTGCTGCCGGTTCGCATCGGTTGCTGTGTAGTGATGGTGTTTATCGCTGCGTTACTGAGTTGAGTGTTGGCGATGTTTTGCTGTGCGATTCTGTACCAGCGCATGTGCCGATTATTGAGATTAGCCGTAGAGCAATAAAGGAAGATTATTGGGATATACAGGTAGAAAATACGCACAATTATATAACCGTAGATGGTGCAATACATCATAATAGCACAAAAACTACCGCTAGCATAATAAAGATCATTCATGAAGCAAGCAAGGTAGCTAAATGTAAAGATGGTATTCGCCGTAGTCGCTGTGCAGTGATACGTAATACACGGCAGATGCTGTACGATACGACGATTCCAGATTTTTTGAAGTGGTATCCTGATGGCGAAGCTGGTCTGTTTATGAAAACAGATAGCAAGTTTCTGCTTAAAATGGACGATATAGAATGCGAAGTGTTGTTTCGTGGGCTTGATGACCAGAACGATGTGCGTCGGTTATTGTCTTTGCAGTTAACTTTTGCTATGATGGACGAGTTTAGGGAAATTAACCCACAGATTTTTAATGTGCTGACAACCCGACTTGGTCGTTATCCTGATTCCACGATGGTGCCGCATCGTCCAGAATGGGGAGTGGATGCGAAAGGTTTCCCTATTGCCGGTTGCGTTGATGATACTGGTAAACAAGTGAAGAAGATTTGGGGGGCAAGTAACCCGCCGGATATGGACACTTTTTGGGAGCAGTTTATTAGTAATCCACCAGCGAATGCCGAGGTGATTATTCAGCCAAGCGGGCTTTCTCCTGAAGCGGATTGGTTGCATTGTTTGCCATCGGATTATTATGAGAATATTTGTGAAGGGAAAACTCAGGATTGGATAGACGTTTACGTACATGGAAAATTCGGCAAAAGTCTGCAAGGACAGCCGGTGTTCCGTTGCTTTGATAAAGCCACTCACGTTGCCAAGTCGGCGATTACTCCAGTGCCTAATACGTTAGTCATTGGTGTAGATGCTGGCCTTAATCCGACCGCAGTGATCACGCAGCAAACTTATGATGGGCGAGTGATTGTGCTGGATGCTGTGACTGGGGATGAGGATGGTATGGGGGCGTTGCGGTTCTGTAGGGAGAAGCTTAAGCCACTATTGGCGAACAAATATGCCAACCGCCCTCATGTGATTATTATAGACCCTGCAGCATTTCAGCGGGCGCAAACTGATGAGCGGTCCGTTGCAGATATTTTTAAGATTGAAGGCTTTAATATAAAGCCCGCGAAGACTAATACAATTACTGCTAGAATAGCGGTAGTTGAGGCATACTTAACACGGACAGTTAATGGTAACCCTGGTTTGTTAATTGATCCTAAGTGTGAAGGATTGATTACTGCGTTAAGAAGTAAATACCGCTATAAAGTAAATACTAAGGGCGAGAAGGATGATAAACCGGAAAAGAGCCATCCGTGGTCAGATTATGTAGATGCGCTTCAGTATGCTTGTTTGTATCATGATGGTGGATCGCTAACTGGTGGTAAGATTCTTAGGGATAAGGTTGAAGTAAAACCGGCACCGTATAGATGGGCAGCATGATTGGTTTCTCCTCCCTCCGCACGGTCCACACCGTGCTTTCCCCCGTGGCTATGCTACGGGGGTCTTTTTTTGCTATAAAGAATATCTATGGACAACACGACATTGACACTTGAGCCTGTGCCGTTTGCGTATGGTTTGGTGGCTATGGAGTCACTGGACCACATACAACGGCGAGAAGCTGTGCAAGCGTCGGCGCAGGAAGCGGCGGCTCAGCCGGTAGTGCAGGGCTTGGCTGCGTATGTACGGGCCTGCTGGGAGGCAGCGTATACAGCGCGGCGAACGACGGGTATTGAAGAGCGCATGCTGCGTTGTGTACGACAGCGGCGAGGTGAGTATGACCCAGAGGTATTGCAGGAGATAAGAAAGAGCGGTGGGTCAGAGATTTATATGATGCTGACGTCTAACAAATGCCGCTCCGCCGTTGGCTGGCTGCGGGATGCCTTGCTCGGCGCTGGTGAGGATAAGCCTTGGACAATCGAGCCGACGCCGCTGCCGGAGATGCCCCCGAGCGTGATGGAGGGCGTGCAGCAGCTTGCCATACAGGAGGCACAGCAGTTTATTCAGGCTACGGGGCAGGTTCCGTCTCCACAGAATATGTTGGAGATACAGAGTTATGTAAAAGATCGCGTGGTTGCGCATGCCAAGCAGAAGGCAAAAGAATTCTGCGAACGCATGGAACGGAAGATGGAGGATCAACTTATTGAGGGGGGATTCCAGCAGGCGTTAGCTGATTTTCTTGAAGATTTAGTGACTTTTCCATCGGCGTTTTTGGTTGGACCGATTGTCCGCAATAAGAAACGGCTATCTTGGCAGCCTGATGCAACCGGCAATTACTCTGTTCAGGTTAAAGATGAACTTGTTTATGAATGGGAGCGGTGCGATCCATTCATGATTTATCCAGCGCCGCATAGCACAGATATTGACGATGGCTACATTATTCGTAGGCATCGTATGACTAGGCAGCAATTGAATGAGTTACTCGGCGTAGAAGGGTATGATGATGACTCAATTAAAGCGGTCCTGAATGAATTTGGTAAAGGCGGTTTACATGATTGGTTAATGATTGATGTGCAGAAAGCTACGGCTGAGGGCAAATCTGCTGCGGCGGTAATGTCGAACCCTGAAGCTACTATCGACGCCTTGCAGTTCTGGGGATATGTGCAGGGTAATATGTTGATTGAATGGGGAATGGATGAGGTACAGATACCTGATCCTGAACGCGATTATTCATGTGAAGTGTGGTTAATTGGCCCATATGTAATAAAAGCACAATTAAATAGCGATCCTCTGGGCAGAAAGCCTATTTTTAAGGCAAGTTACGAAGAAATTCCTGGATCATTCTGGGGTAATGGCGTTGCTGACCTTTGTCGTGATGTGCAGAAACAGTGTAATACTGCTGCGCGGGCGATGGCGAACAATATGGGCATTGGGTCTGGGCCTCAGGTTGTGTATAACGTAGACCGTTTGCCGGCAGGTGAAGATTTGACCCAGATGTATCCGTGGAAAGTCTGGCAGACAACAAGTGATCCTTTCGGCTCTTCTGCGCCGGCAGTGTCATTTTTTGCACCGCCGATGATTTCCGGCGAATTGATGCAGATTTATAGATTTTTTAGTGATTTAGCAGATGAGCATACCGGCATTCCCAGATATTTGGCAGGTGATGCCACTGGTTCAGGAGCGCTACGCACTTCTTCCGGTATGTCTATGCTCATGAACAATGCCGGCAAAGGTATAAAACAAGTAATATCTAATGTAGATAAAGTTATAAAAGGTGCTATAGAACGACTATGGTATTATAATATGCGCTATGGCACTGACCCAGATTTAAAAGGTGATATTAAGGTAGTTGTGCGTGGTGCAGAAGGTTTAGTTATTAAAGAAACTCAACAACAACGTATGAATGAGTTTTTACAGCTTGCGCTCACTAATCCAATAGTTAATCAGATCGTTGGTGAAGAAGCGATTGCTGCGCTATTGCGTACTGCAGCGAAGAAGTTGGACGTTGATTCTGATGATATTGTGCCTCCGCCTGAAATTATACGGGCACGAGTTTATCAACAACAGCAACAAGCTGCAGCTACACAGAAAGCCATGCAGGACTTCCAGATGCGGCTGGCTTTAGCACCTTCGCAAGAGGTTAGTGTTAACCGTGGGCCTAATGGAGAAGTTTTAGGCATGACGGTCGTCGATAAACAGCCACATATGATGACGGTCGCGCCTGGAACGCAAGCACCCATAACTCCAGGGGCAGGCATGCCTGGAGGCGCGACTGTGCCTACACGCGGGCCATCAACGATGAGTAATCCGAACCAGACTACAGGCGGCACGCCAATTACTGATGTGTTTTCGCCAATGAGGAAAGCTTAAATGGTAGGGTCTCGTTTTGATACTTGTTTTGAAATAGTATTAAAAAACGAAGGCGGGCTGGCTAATGAACGCGCCGATAAAGGTGGGCGCACTAATTTTGGTGTTACACAAAAACGATACGATGCTTATCGCCAGTCAAGAAAACTGGAATTACGTTCTGTAGAACAAATTACGTTGGAAGAAGTTAAAGATATTTATAGCGATTATTGGAGAGATGCTAAGTGCGCTTATTTACCTCCTCAACTTGATCTTTTAGTGTTCGATGCTTCTATAAATCACGGAGTAAACAGAGCTATAAAATTGCTACAGCGCACGCTTGGAGTTACTGAAGATGGTGTTGTTGGTAGAGAAACTTTAGAAGCATTAAACGAGGAAATTGCCGCCGGTAACTTAGAGGATATAGAACAACTTTATTTGGTAGAAAGAGAGCGGTTTTACGATAATATTGTTAAATCAACTCCATCACAAGCAGTATTTATACGTGGGTGGATGAATAGAGTAGATAATCTTCGCAAATATTTAGCATGAAGTTTGACGACTTTTTGTATTTAGCTGCGGCGGCGTTTGCTATAGGTGTAATGTTTCACTGGCATTGCGCTGAAAAGTATCCTAAATTTTCCTTAATTGATCTTATTACTACAAATGGTAAGTTAAATGATAAAAAACTGATGCGCTTTGGTAGCTGGTGTGTAATGACACTTGGATTCTATACTATTCAGATGCACCATCCTGAATTATTGCCAACCTATGCGCCGCTGTATGCAGCGACTTGGGTAGGTGCAGCCGCTTTGGATAAGTGGCAGCGGCAACGAGAAAATTCGGAGACTATAGATAAATGAGGTTTTTTGATCTTACGGCTCCACTTAGCTGGCATGTAAAATTACTTGCTGGCGCAACTTTTTTGCTGTTGTTTGGTATAGGCTGTTATATTAAAGGGCGGGAACATGGTCTCGAAAAATATTTCGCACTTAAGTCTCAGGTTGAGGAAGCGCAAAAGCGCGCTGAGGCTGATGCAAATGCGCAGCGACAACGACAAGAGCAGCTTATTAAGGATACTACTGAAGGTTGGCGCGCTGCCGTTGATTGGTATCGTGCTCATCCTAGGATTATCCGCGTGTTGCCCACAGCAGATTGTGTATCGCAAACCGGACCCATATCCGCTTCCACCGGACAATCTGATGACTCCTCCATTAAACAAGGATTTGATTCCGCAGTCCTTACTCCCGAACAGTGCGAAATGAGAATCAATAATGCTATTCTTGATGCTGCGCAACTACTTCATTTACAATCGTGGGTACGGCAGCAGCGTTTGATAACGGAGTAGTTATGTCTGATGGCCCGTTTGATGTCCGGTCTGAAATATTAGCAACTATAGCCAAGACTAGTGACGAGACTATACGCACTATATTATTACTTATGTTAGGTGTGTTGGATACTATTGGCACTAAAATAGACACTATTTTACGTGATGAGCAGGCTTTGCGGGAGTCTGTTCTTAATGGGCATGCGGCTACTCACGATGAGCACCATCGATGGATTGCAAAAATATTAGCAAGTGGTGGATATTGTGATTATGTTGCACAAAAGAAACAAGAAGAGGCGGAGGCAGCTTTAACTAAGCAAAGTGTGTGGCGTAAGTTTTTAGAAGGCGCGGCTGCACATGCGGGATCGGTTTTGGCTGGCGGTGTGCTTATGTGGCTAGCTATGACTATTCACAAATAGTTGAATAAGTGTTGACACGTAGTAGAATTTGTGGTAAATATTCTGTTATCCATTCAAGGAGGCTGTATGGCTAAGAAAATGCCGTTTGAGCAAAGTAAGCAGGATAAGGAGTTTAAGCGTTTTGGCAAAGAAGGTTCCAAACGCGAAGAGATGTTCGATCGTAAGCAGCAAAAGAAAGGAAGGAAATAATGGCTTGCAAAAAGTCTCGCAAAGGCCCGTCACCTAAGAAAAAATGAATTCTGCTGATCTGTATCAAGCTGCTTTGCGGCTTCGTAATGACCCGTTTTTTGCACCTTTTCGCCAATGGCTATTAGGGCAGCAAGAAGCAGCATTACGAGTGATGCGGACTGGTGAAGGCGCACCAATGCATCGCGCGCAAGGGGCTTTTACACAGATTGAACTTATTCTAGAATTGCTTGACTCAGCAGATGCTGCGTTAAGCAAATTGTCTAACCTTGAGTAGCAGACCGAAGCGGTATCGGCATACGATGGGCGCTGATAACGTTGCTCGGCGTGAAAGGAAATAAACATGGATATGGAAACAACGAATATTCCGCAACAGATTCAGGACGAGCTTGAACAGGCGAACGCTTTGCGTGCGCAATTATATGAACAGCAACCTGAGCAGCCTTCAGAAGAAGTCACTGCTATAGAAAGTCCTGAAGATAAGGAACGACAAGTTGTTTCCGCAGACACAGAGACTACGTCTGCGAAACCTGCACGTGATTTTGAGCAAGCGTATAAAACGCTACGCGGTAAATATGATGCGGAAGTTCCACGACTGCATCAGCAAATCCGTGAGCTAAATAACGCTTTGCGTGAACTGCAGACTCGTTTGGAGGAAGCAGAGAAACGTCACAAACAGGAAGAGCAGGCGTCTGTTTCATCTGTGACTGAAAAAGATATTGAGTTCTACGGCGCAGAAATGGTTGATTTTATCCGTAGAGTTTCTACTGAAGTAGTTAATAAAGCTACGGATAAGCTAATGAAGCAGATGAATGAGCGTATAGACCAGCTAGTTAACAATATATCCAACGTTCAGCAGACAGTTACGCAGTCTGCAATGGAGCGGTTTTGGAGTACTGTTAGGTCACTAGTCCCCGATTGGGATGTTGTAGATAATGATCCTAAGTGGATTGAGTTTCTCAATTCTACGCCGGAATTTACTACAGAGACTTATCGTGATCTTGCAGTAAAAGCTATTCAAGCTGGAGACGCTACTAAAATTGCTAATCTTGTTAAGATTTGGCGAGGTAATTCTGCTTCTACAGAAACTAAATCTGCTGCTTCAGAACTCAAGCGTCAAGTGTCGCCATCGACGACTAAAGCCGCTGTTACGCCTACTACGCAGAAAATATGGACCGGCAAAGATTATGCGTATATCTTTAGCCGTAAGGCGGAGCAGGAGCTTGATCCAAAGACGCTTGCTGCTAAGCAGGCAGAAGCACAACTTGCTCTTGCAGAAGGACGTATTCAGTGGTAAATAAGTCGATGGTTTCCAGTAATTTCTTTTCTATGGAGTAACGTAATATGGCAACCATCACCACTTCCCCTGTATTGTCCGGTCAAGGAGGCCCGTTTGCTTCGGGTAATTATTCCGGTACGTTTATCCCTACCCTTTGGTCTAGTCAGCTAAACTGGAAGTTTTATAAGACCACCGTGTTTAGCGAAATTGCTAATACACGTTGGGAAGGAGAGATCAAAGGACTTGGGGATAAGATTATCATCAATCAAATCCCGACTCTAACTGTTAATACTTATGTTGTTGGCGCAGGTTTGAACTATGAAGTTCCTGCTCCTAGCACTATTGAACTGCAGATTGATCGCGCCAAATACTTCGCGTTTCAGGTGAATGATGTTATTGAGCATCAATCCAAGCCGAATCTGATGGATATGTTTACTAACGACGCGACTATGCAGTTGAAAATCGCTGTCGATTCCAATGTTCTTTATAACACCTTTACTAGTGCCGCGGCAAGTAATATTGGCGCTACTGCTGGCGTTAACTCTGGTTCCTATAACCTTGGAACTGAAAGCTCGCCGGTTACACTGACTGGTTCTAATGTTCTACAAGTTATTACCAGTTTTTCTGGTGTTCTTGATGAACAGAACATTCCAGAAACTGACCGGTGGTTGTTGATCGATCCCTATACCCGTAACTTGTTGATGCAATCCAACCTTGCGCAAGCTCAATTTATGGGTGATGCGCAGTCTATGGTGCGCACCGGCAAGATCGGGCGTATCGATCGTTTTGATGTTTATGTTTCTAACAACCTGCCGCGTATTAACGCTTCACAAGCGTACTATACGTCTGGTGCTGGCGACGAAACTTCTATTACGGCTACAGCTTCTCCTACTAAACGCCGCGTTATTATGGCTGGTCATAAATCAGCTATTAGTTTCGCTTCTCAGATCACTAAGACTGAGACTGTGCGAAATCCGGCTGATTTTGGTGATTACATTCGCAGCCTGATGGTGTATGGCTTCAAGGTTGTTAAACCAGAAGCGCTTACATTTGCGGTTGTAGCCTAATTTGATGTTAAGGAGAAAACTATGGCGCTCACTTCTCTTGATACCAAAGCTGGTACGTTGACTGCTAGCACTACGCAATCGCTTGCTGGAGCGCGCACTGCTCCTGTGACTGCCGACTACACTGTTCTTACTGTTAATAACGCCAACGATGCTATCCTTTTGCCGCCTATTGCTCCAGGCAAAATTATTTTTATTAAAAATACGTCGGCTAACGCTGCTAGAGCGTATGTCGACAATGGTGGCACTATTGATGGCACTGCTGGCGCTACTGGCGTTGCTGTGGCGGCTAACAAGGTCTCGCTGTATACTTGCACTGGGTATACGCAAGGCACTGTTGGCATGGCTCCCGTGCTGGTCACTATTGGCACATTGGCGTAATCTAATCGGGGGCTTATGCCCCCGATTTTCAGGAGTTTGCTATGGCTAAGAAACAAGACATGGTAGCCACAGGCGTGTGGAGTGGCACGGCAGATGCCATTATCGGGGTTTCCGCTACTACTAATATTACCGCTACGGCTGGTGGTGGGCAGGCAAACGCGGCTTTGCTTCCATCGGTCGTTAATATCATTACAACTTGCGCTACTGCAGGTGACTCTGTGAAATTGCCGGCTAGCCCTGCTGTTGGGGATGAAATTTATGTTCTCAATAAAGGGGCGGCATCTGTTAACATATTTCCACAGACTGGGGGCGTTATCAATGCGCTTGCTGCAAATGCGGCTATCGCGGTTGGTGCTGGCAAGTCTGCATTGTGCAAGGCACTGAATAGCACCGATTGGCTAGTTGTTGTTAGTGCGTAATTTATGTAAACTGGGGGCTTCGGCCCCCAGTGTTTTAGGAGATATTGATGGCATATACAAAAGAACAAGTTGAAAAAGCGTTCCCTGATATTCAATGGGTTGGCGGCAAAGCTTTGCTGCATATTGATGGTAAGAACATTATTTTTGGTGAACAAGCGGCTGGCGATATGGTTGATCCTACTGAAGAAGGGCGGGCGTTAATGGAGACTGGAGATATTCCTAAACGGCGTGGGCGTAAACCTGTTGTTGGGGAAATGATCATTAAGGAATAATATGTTTTTGTGGAGTGCATTTTATCCTTATGTGCAACCAGAAGCACCTGGCGCTCCATTGCCGTTAATTGATCATATGATAAGGAAAGCGGCAATCGAATTTTGTGAAGAAACTGCTGTGCATGTAATAGATGTTCCACCTATAAATGTGCAAGCTGGTGTAAGTACATACGCCTTAAATACAGGTAATCCTGAATTAGATGTAAGTGCTATAAAATTTGCTTGGTTTAATAATGTGCCGATTTCTTATGTTTCTCAAGACGTATTAAACGATCAAACTGGAACTTATTGGCCTGAGCAAACAGCGACTGCTCCGTCTGGATATACACAACAAGATCAAGATCATATAATACTATATCCTATACCTACTAAAGATTATGCGAATGGACTTAAGTTAAAATTAGTTGTAAGGCCGTCTAGAACATCGACAGGAGTAGTTGATTGGTTGGGTAATCGGTTTGTGCAGGAAATATCTTATGGTGCTCTGGCTTTACTAGCTGGTATGGTAGGAAAAGAATGGTCAAA